GTGGGGCAAGAGTTGTTATAATGACAGAAGCGGAGATTGAAATTGAATAAAGAATTCGATTTGATAAAGTATCGTGATGATATTCTCGATACTAAGTCGAAAAGTTTTTGTGGTGCTAAGTGGTACAATGCAACCACTTGGTTGGGGAGTGGAACTACCGCTTCTTGTCATCACCCGCCAGCTCACAAAATACCTCTTGAAGAGATAAAAGTAGACCCATCTGCTATTCATAATACCAGACACAAAAAGGCAATGCGTAAGATGATGCAACGAGGAGAGAGGCCTCGTGAGTGTGAGTATTGTTGGAAAGTTGAAGACATGGGAAAAGACTCCGTTTCTGACCGTGTATTTAAATCTATAATCTATTCAGAAAAAGATTTGCAAAAAGCTTATGATATGGATCATAACGAGAGTGTAGATTTAAAAACATTTGAAATTGCTTTTGATAGAACCTGTCAGTTAGCATGTTCTTATTGTAATGCATCTTTCTCTACGACTTGGGCAAAGGATATAACAAAAAAGGGTGCGTATCAGAATATGGTGTCTGATGGTGCTGCTGCTTTTCAACAGGATGGTTCTTGGGCAGAACCTTATGGAAAGGATGAAGAGAATCCATATGTCAAAGCTTTCTGGGAATGGTGGGACGAAGGATTGTCGGAGAGTTTAGAAGAACTGAGAATCACTGGTGGTGAACCGTTGATGTCTGACCAAGTATGGAAACTGTTTGATTGGTTCAACGAGAATCCAAGTAAAATGAGATTTGCAATAAATTCAAACTTGATGGCCAAAGATGGTTTGATTGATAGACTGATTGAACGCAGTCAAGGTGTACCAGATTTTCATCTATACACATCTTGTGAAGCAACTGGACTACAAGCAGATTATATTCGTGATGGGTTGCATTATGATACATGGAAGTCAAACATGTATAAACTTATGGGCAACGCAAACTTGAAGGGATTGAATATAATGATGACTATCAATAGTCTGTGTTTATTCAGCATTACCGAATTCCTAGAAGACGTTTATAAAATGAAAATACATACAGGGACAAAGGCTCCTGTAGTGAGTGTTAACTTGTTACGCTTCCCAAGTTTCCAATCACCGTTAGCATTACCAGACCACATAAAAGATTACTTACGAGAAAAACTAGAGACATGGTATAATGAAGTAAAAGACCGTCCACTTTGGCATGACTTTGAGAAGGCAAGTATTGAACGTCTTATTGATTATCTTATTACTGTTGATGCGCCACACAGGCGTACTAGTGACAAGATGACTTTATGGAGAGACTTCAAAACATTTTATGCACAGTATGATGAAAGACGAAATTTATCTCTGAGTGTGTTTCCAAAAATCTTGACCGATTGGGTTGATACCATTCCAGAAACAAAAACAATATCGGTCAGTTTGGTTGATGGTGATAGTACAAAACAATACGAGAATGATCCAGATTTGAAAAAGGTGGCGGAAGAAGAAGGATGGGTGATGAAACCCGATAATGAAAATATAGATAAACCCTTAGGCGATTACGATGAGTTATGAACAATACGATTGGAGTGAGTTTCATGGCCGAGGTAGTTATATAAAAGTTGATGGTGAACTTAGACCTCTGTATGAATGGCAGAAAAATCCTTGGAAACACACAACGCAGTTAATTGATGGAACATTTGCAGAACAAGACGTAGTGGTATTTTGTCCTGCTGAGTGTAGAGTAATACATAAGACAGAAAATGGTTTTACTGGTATAGAAAAAGAAGAAATTGTGGCAAAGTCTGTTAAGTTTACAACAGCAGATGAGTGGCCTTGGTATTTCTTTTTTTGGTCTTTTTGGATGGTTATGAGAGACAATCCGAATATGGGGTCGAGTAGTTTCCCCCGATTTCGACATGAAGTATATCTAGCGGATAGGACTATTGATATGTGTGCTATCTGGGGTAAACAAAAAGATATGAGAGATATATTGTGGGAAAAAATATATCCATATAGAAACCCCGAATACTGCAAGTATTGGAAAGACGATGTATTGGGAAATGATTACTGGCCAAAGGATGGAGAAGATGGTAGACACTATCCTGAGTTTTATCCAAACGTATCTATTGACCTTGTGTGCGAATCAGACAATGTAAAGTTTTTTGTGACGGAGAAAACACTCAGACCTATTATATGTGGCAAGATTCCTCTTGTTTATAGTATAAAAGACTACTATAAAAATTTGGTTGATATTGGATACACTTTACATCCAGAAATAGACTATGGATTTGATTCTATTGCTGATGACCACGCCAGAGCAGATGCCTTGTTGGGAAATGTTTTAGCTTTGAAAGTTAGACCAGATAGAGATAGTGCAACGGCTGAGGTTAGACGAAAAAATTTGATATGGGTTTTAGATATAATACTAGAAAAAGATTTACCCATGACTGAGGGGTTTAGACAGAGCGGAGTCCCCATGAACAGTGACATTTGGGAAAAGATGTATGAAATGAAAACTACCGCTGAACAACTGAAAGAGATTTTATGAAAATACTTATTTTGGGATTGCCAGGAGCGGGTAAAACCACCCTTGCTAGAGAGTTGGCATATCACTTCTTGATACCACATCACAACGCAGATGTATCTCGTGAGATGTGGACAGATTGGGACTTTTCATACGAAGGTAGAAAACGCCAAGCCATTCGTATGTCTAAGGAATGGGGTATATTAGATTTTGTTTGCCCAGTTGGCGAATTTAGAGAAATTGTAGATGCTGATTACACTATCTTTATGAATACGATAGGTGAAGGTAGATTCGCAGATACTAATTGGCTTTTTCAACCACCACTATCGTATGATTGCGAGATAAAAGAATGGATAAACTTAAACCAACTACGCAGCTCCTTGGAAGATTTCAACCATGGCATAAAGGGCATACAGAGTTATTTGAACGAGCAGTTGCCAAAACTGGTCAAGTAATTATTATGCTCAGAGAGATGTCGATGGACGAAGAAAATCCATACACGTTTACTGAGAGGTGTAGTATGATAGAAAGACATCTTTCGATGCGAGGTTATTCAAAAGAGTCTTATGACATTATGAGTGTCCCAAATATCACTCACATTACTTATGGCCGAGATGTAGGATATAAAATAGAAAGGGAACATCTTGATGCGGATATAGAAGGTATCCGTGCCACCAACATTAGGCAAGAACAGAAATGAAAATACTAATTACAGGATCATCTGGGTTTATCGGGTCACATCTTTCACCCCTACTACCTCAGTCTGGTCAACATCAAATCTATCATCTCAACAGTGATTTACGAAACCATGCTGCTGTTCGTTTTGAAGTAAGGGGAATACAACCAGACATTATCGTCCATCTTGGAGCGAGAACAGAAGTAGAACAAAGTTTTTATGAACAGATAACATTCAGTGAAATTAATTATGTCGGTACTGTAAACCTTATTGAAATATCAAGAGAGATTCCCAATTTTAAGAACTTTGTTTTTGCTAGTACGATGGAGGTCTATGGGCAACAACCAGAAGGCACAGTATGTGACCATCTAACCACCCCATACCCAAACGCACCATATGCTGTTGCAAAATATGGGTGTGAGAAGTATTTGGAGTATGCTGGTAGGTCTTACAATTTACCATATACTATTATAAGGCAAACCAATTGTTATGGTAGGAAGGACAACGACTTTTTTGTCACCGAACAAATCATATCACAGATGATAAAGAACCCAGAAGAAATAAATTTGGGATATGCTGAACCGTATCGTAATTTTATATACATCGATGATATGTTAGAAGCATGGACAAAAATTATCAACAATCCAGAAAAGTGTAACCACAAGATATTCACGTTAGGCCCAGATGAACCGATTAAGATTAGAGACTACGTTGACATCATTGCTCAAAAACTCCAGTGGCAAGGAAAAATAAATTGGGATACAAAACCCCACAGGCCTGGCGAAATCTACTGGTTGAACAGTAGCGGCAAGTTGTTAGAAGATACCCTTGGATGGAAACCCAAAGTATCTTTGTCAGATGGTTTGGATAGAACAATCTCGTGGTGGAGAAATGTCGCCAAAAGATAGACCCTACTTTTGTACAGCTCCGTGGACTCACACATATGTTTCACCTCAAGGAGAACGTAGACTTTGTTGTGCGAGCAGAGAGGAAGCATCATTTCAAAAACAGTACATTGATAGTGGAAGTGCTCGGGGTAATTTTGAACCAAAGTCTCTAAAAGAACATTGGAATAGCGACTACATGAAAGACATTCGCAAGAGAATGTTGTCTGGTGAAAAACTTTCTCAGTGTGATGTATGTAATGACCAGATACTAAACTTACACACATACAGGAAATATTTTACAGAGACTTTGTTTCCACACAAGGTAGATGATATAATTGCTAATACAAGAGAGGACGGACATTATGAACCGATGCCTATTTCTTATGATTACCGAATATCTAATCTTTGTAACTTCAAGTGCCGTATGTGTGGTGAACAGTTGTCTTCTAGTTGGGAGACAGAAAAAAAGAAATACAATCTTATTGATGTAAAACAAGAACCTTGGTTAGAACCCACAACCAGAATGAAGATTAAAAATTTTCAGAACGAGGTTTTGGAGGAAGAATTACAGCGTGCCGTTGATGATAAAATTATAGAAGAGATTTATTGGGTAGGTGGCGAACCGTTGATGTTTGAACGACATTGGACTGTCATGCAACAACTTGTCGATAACGGCCACGCAAAGAATGTTACCATTCGTTATAACACAAATCTGAGTAGGGTCAAATATAAAAATTATAATCTTTGGGACATGCTACCACATTTTAAAAGTGTAAACATATGTGCTAGTATTGATGGTGCTTATGATGTGGGAGAGTTTATTAGAGATGGTTTGAAGTGGGATGAGTGGATAGAGAACTTTAAATCGGGTATGTTTCTGATAGACCAGTTTGGCGATGATGCAATGGTGTTTGATGTCACCCTTACAACACCAGGCTTACTTCACTTGAAAGACTTGTTTGATGTGGCATGGGAACTTGATGTGAAATCGTATTTCAAATTCACCTTTGCATTTGACCCCAGTGTAGTGATGAGTCCTATGTGTTTGCCGAAGCATGTATCAAAACCTTTATGCGAAGAGATGATATCTTACTTTGAAGAAAAGAGAACTTGGAAAAATAAAGTATATATTGACTCATTGAAAAACTTAATAAATAGGCCATCATTCGATGAAGAATGGCCAGAGACATATAGTGATGCTCTCAAACGTGGAAAAGAATTTCAAGAATTCTTAGACAAAGTAAGAAAACCAAAATTAACTTTTGAGGATACACTCTACGGAAATGCTCTAGAGTGGTGGAATAAAATATGAGTGAAACATTCTGTTCGTTACCTTGGAATCATTTAGCGACTCATCCACACGGTGTATGCACACTTTGTTGTGAGTCTGAGCAACACCAAGGAATGTCGCAGGCGTTTAATGGAGATGAAGGATTAACTAGAAAACTGGTGACTCTACAGAATGTTGATGACTTTGCTGAAATAACCAACTCTGATAGTTTCAGTAAAGTTCGACTTGCTATGTTACAGGGACAGAAACCCAAAGAATGCCGTAAGTGTTGGGACTTAGAAAGTGCCGGCATGAAAAGTAAAAGGTATTATGAAAATCGCCGTGTTCCTATGGACATTGACCACGCAATGAGTATCACTAATAAGGATGGAACTTTAAAGGAGGTCAACTATGAATTTGTGGAACTACGTCTTGGCAATCACTGTAATGTTCAGTGTCGCACTTGCAATCCTTACTCGTCTTCTAGGTGGTTAAAGGATTGGGACACAATTTATCCTGAGAGACCATCTCTCCCAGAGATGTTGACCCAAAAGAATTTCAATTGGCCTTTAGACCAAGGATTTTGGGACAAACTTATAACACGGTGTGATAAACTCAAGGTGTTGTATATTAACGGTGGTGAACCATTCATTGTCGATAAACACATGGACTTTCTTGCTACCCTTGTTGAAAGAGACTTAGCTAAAAATGTTCAAATTGTATACTCTACCAACTGCACCACTATCAATAAAAAATTTGAGGAAGTTTGGAAAAATTTTAAACACATACAGTTTATGTTATCTATCGATTGTGTTGGTGATAGAAATGAATATATAAGAACATTCACTAAGTGGCCTAAGGTTTTGTCATTCCTTGATTGGATGATGAGTATGTCTGCTCGATATAAAAACATTGACTACAATATACTTCAAACTGTATCCACATACAATGTTTACTACATACCAGAGTTCTATGATTTCTTTAAAGATAAAGTCCCCCTTGTAGGACATCCCGCCGAAGATGACTCGTTACATATAAGTCATAACTTTGTTACTGACCCAGAGCATTTTGATTGTAGGATATTACCACAGGAAGTGCAAGATATCATAGTAAAAAGATTGGAGGGATATCAGGGATACAATGATATAAAAAATTATTTTGACGGTGGTGAAGGTCAGTGGGGCAGTTATCAAAAATCAAACATGGAAACTTTTTTCCAAAAAACTAGAGCTTTGGATGTAAGCACCAAGAAAAAATTTGAGGAGTATTTTCCAGAGTTGTATGAGTTGATAAAAAAGTATGAGTAGACCAAGTTCATCACCAAGTATGTGCATGTTGCCGTGGGTACACTTGCACACATGGCCAAACGGTAACACATATCCATGTTGTTTAACTCCAATGGAACATATCTCTGGCAACTTAAATGAGAATACATTAGAAGAGATTTTCAACGGAGAACAACAGAAAAAACTACGCTTAGAAATGCTTGACGGCAAGAAACCCGAATCATGCATTAGGTGTTGGAAGCAAGAGGATGATGGTGGTCACTCTATGCGTCATAGAGCAAACAAAAGTTGGAGTCATTATCAGGACATAATTGCTACCACTCAACCCGATGGTTCTGTTCCAGAATTTAAATTGCCATATTGGGACTTTAGGTTCTCAAACATATGTAACTTTAAATGCCGTAGTTGTGGGCCGCAGTTGAGTAGTGGTTGGTATGGTGATACGAAGAAAATTGCTCTCATTGAAACAGGGAGATCATTTTTGCCAGATGATATACCAAAAGAAAGAAACTATGACTTGTGGGAACAGGTTTTGCCACACTTTCAATATGTTGAAGAAATATACTTTGCTGGTGGCGAACCTCTTATCATGGAAGAACATTATCGCATATTGAAAGAACTTGACAGGTTGGGTATGCATCATGTTCTGATTAGATATAATACAAATTTCAGTGAAATGAGATACAAAGATTTGAACGTATTAGATTTTTGGCCCAAATTTAAAAACATTGAGATTGGTTGTAGTGTTGATGGTATGCACGAACAGGGTGAATTTATTCGCAGTGGATTTAAGTGGGATCAGTTTGTTGAAAACCGAATCAAAATGAAACAGAAAAACTCACACGCACACTTTTATGTCTCTTGCACCACCAGTATACAGAATTCTTTTCATATAATACCATTTCACCACGAGTTAGTTAGACTAGGGTTGATTGATGATTATGATAAGTTTTTTGTGAACATTGTTACTGAACCCATGCATCTTGATATGAGAATATTGCCAAAAAAATATAAAAGGGTGTTGTCTGAAAAGTATCAACAACATATAGATTTCCTTGATGGTGGAAATAGAGCTCCAAATGCTAGTCAAGGATTTAAGTCCTTAAAGACTCATATGGAACAAGATTTCAAAGAGGACACGGAATGGTTCTTGAATGAGTTTGTTTACAGGATGCAAATGTTAGACAAACTCAGGGACGAAAATTTTGTTGAAGTATTTGATGAGTTGCGTGACATGTATTATTGGCAAGAGATTATAGATGAGTGATACTATTTGTTTATTGCCTTGGGTTCACAGTGAATTTTCAACGGCGGGTACTGCAAACCCCTGTTGTTTATACACTGGTGAACCAATGGGAAACTTGAAAGAAGAGAGTTTCCTTGATATCTGGCATGGAGAGAAATATCAAAAGTTAAGACAAGACTTCCTTGATGGTAAAAAACCGTCAGGGTGTGCCATGTGTTGGCAGAATGAAAAAGCCGGATACAAGTCTAAACGTCTACAGGATAGAGAAAGATTTGATGCATATAAAGATAGAGTGGGGAACCCTATTGAAAATCCTGTTTATATGGACTTGAAGTTTGGAACATTATGTAATCTAAAATGTCGTAGTTGTGGTAGTGTAAACTCTTCCAGTTGGAAGGGTGATGAAATAAAAGCATATGGCAGAGTTCTTGATGATAAGGACGCTCTTTGGATTAAAAAGAATCCAACCATTTGGGATGAGTTGTTTGAAATAATACCGACAGTAGAACAAATGGACTTTACTGGCGGCGAACCGTTTATGATTGAACAACACTTTGAGTTGTTGAGGAAGGTTGTTGAATCTGGCCATGCAAAAAATATATCAATACACTATAATACAAATGGAACTCATAGACCACCAGAAGATGTTTTTGACTTGTGGAAAGAGTTCAAATTTTGTGAAGTGATGTTCAGTATCGATGGGTTGTTCAAGAAATTTGAATATATAAGACATGGTGCGAAGTGGGATGAAGTTTGGGATAACTTTAATTACTTCAAATCTAAGGAATACTTACATATTCAAATATGTCACACAGTGAGTATATTTAATGTGTATGATATCCCAGAGTTTATGGATAAATTTAATGATACGCATGTGTATTTTAACATACTTCATTATCCAGGCCAATATTGTATTCGCAATATGCCAGATGAGGTAAAATTGAAGGTTCAAAAAAAGATTATAAATACTTCTGATGTTGAATCAATCATAAACTTTATGATGCAAGATGCGGAGATGCATAGTTTAGATCTTGGTTTTATTAATGTGACTGAGAAATTCGATAAAATTAGGGATGAAAATTTTGAAGAGACTTTCCCAGAATGGTACGAGATATTAGATAATGGCGGAATCAGAGGACGGCCTTGGAACCGTCAAGATATTATTAGAACAAGTTCTTGAAGAAGTTGAATACCTCAAGCGGAATCAGAGGACGGCCTTGGAACAAGTTCTTGAAGAAGTTCTATACCTTAAAAAAATTCTAGCGACACCAAAAGAAGAAGAACTAAAACTTGTTGACGTTCATGCCCCTGTTTTGTGGTATGATGATATAGCGGGGTCTACTAGAGATTATTATGAGAATCCAACTGTGTGGCCTCAAAAGAATTTGTCTGGATACGCTAATGATGTTGTCAACCCAGAAGATGCTAAGTCCGATGAAAAGTGGCTGAATAAATTTGGTGGCACTTCTGAGATTCTTCATAATTATAATATTGTTGGCGCCCCATATAAAATTAGGCCAATCGCCAGTTGGGATGAAGACGAATATCGAAAAACAGACAATCTTTATTTCATAGAAGTAACTCAAGTTCATTCCTATCTTAATCAGTTCTTGGCTAAGATGTCTCCCAAAGTAAAAGACCTTATTCGCAGAAGACAAATGGCTTGTGTGTTTTGGTTTCCACACGAGGGGTTTAGTTATAAACAACAATCGAATATGAAACAGATGGAAGAGTGGATGGATGTTCTTCACCAGAGTATTATAAATGAAGAACTGCAAAATGGAATTTTTATGATGGTCTATGGTGATTTAAATGCTGAAATAAATTATGATAGGTATCACGCAGAGAAGGAAAAAACTTCTGTTGGTGAGTATCCTAAGTTTACCGCCGTGGTGGGATATGATTTCTTCAATCAATTATATTTTCAAGAATGGACTAACAGAACGTGTGTCAGATTTAATCCCAAAAACGAAAAGTTCAATGGAGAGTGGAGACAAGCAGAGTGGACTAAAGATATTTTTGGTGTGAATAACTATTCTAGATGGCCAGAGTGTTTTATAGAAATTCATAACATGCCAAAAGAATACCAAGAAAAATTAAAACCTCTACCTATACCCCCAAGACATTTGAGTATGCAGAAAGGAAGAATGTCTCAGATTAATATCAATGGTAATACTCAGATGCTTCATCATGTGGAGATGTTGAAGGGTATACCTAACGCAGAAAATAAAACTAGAGATTTAATTTGTCTCAATGCTAGAGTAAGACCCCATAGGTCTGCCATGGTTTCTGAACTTTTTAGATTGGGATATGATAATACTAATTCTAGAATTAGTTTTCTTGCACGAGACCAACTAATAGATGACGATGGAACTTATCACTGGAAAAATGATATTTTTAGAGATATAGACCCCAACAAGATAAAGGAGGTCAACCACTGGTTGAACGATGTCACACATGACTCTACTGATATTTTTTCTTTTAGGTCACAGAAAAAACATTTTTGGGATTTTTGGCATGAACATAATGTCATTGAATTAGAAAACGAGAATTCTGAAATGGTCGATGCTGACGATAGAATTTTGAGTGTCGAACACTATGAGGAAACCTATTTTAGTTTGGTATCGGAAACTTTGTTTGCTGTTGACAATGAATGTATACAACTCACAGAAAAAATTTACAAACCTTTGGCCTATTGTCACCCATTCATGGTTATGGGTTCTGCTGGAACTCTGGAGTATCTTAGGTCTATTGGGTATAAAACTTATCCAATGATGTTTGATGAGAGATACGACACACTAAAAGACCCAAAAGAGAGGTTTGGCGCTCTTGTAAGAAATCTTGAGATATGGCACGCACTAACTGACAGTGAAAAGAAACAGAGATACAATGAAGCATTACCTGTTATAAAATACAATCACGAAAAATTTAAAAATGACACTGATGGGAGGAGGGATAGGTTGTTAGATGTTTTAAAACAAGTAAGACCCTCTACATACGGACTATGAAAAATTATTGGTCAAGAAATGGTGTAGGTGTCCCGCTCAGAACAGGTAGTAGTTTGATAACTGAATTTGAGTCTCGTTTTGCAAATAAACTGATGGCACATGTACCAGACAAACATATTGTTATTAATACTACTTGGTTTAGTGATGAGGGTTATTGTAGCAGATTGAAACAATGGACTGGCAGAATTTCAGATGAGAAGGTGTGGTTGTTGTCTGGGATGGATTGGGAAAACACACAATGCACAGACCAAACAAAAGAGATGCACAAGTTTTTATCAGACCACTATGATACGGAACACATAGGGAACACTGGAGATGGCCACTACTTTAGTTTTTGGATATCGTTTATCAAGTTTTATCGTGATTACTTCTTTAATGATGAATATCTAACAAAACCAGATTTTAAGTATCACTTTATGTCACTGAACAGAAAGTGCAATGACCATAGAGCTTATCTTCTCAATAAGATATTCAATGATGGTTTAGACAGGGTAGGCAATATATCAGTCATAGAATCTGATAATAGATACAACTTTGAACACCCCAGAATTTTGTCAGAGAGGCATCCAGTTTATGTAAAAATGCTTGAAGATTGGGAAAAGGTATCCAACGAACACATTTCAAATGATATTATCTCTTTGGGAGACCCCGCTCACTGGAACAGTCACTTTGTGAATGTTGTCACCGAGTCAACCACCCACAGTGATGTGTTTATAAGTGAAAAGACTTTCAAACCCTTGATTGGTCTCCGCCCTTATGTTATAATAGGGGATGAGAATATCTATAGAAAATTGAGAACTTGGGGTGTTGATACGTTTGAAGATGTGTTTCCAAATTCAAACAAAGACGAACCAGATTATGAGAAGAGATGTGAAAACATAGTCGAAGATTTGAATAACATTGCAGAACTCAACTTAGAAGAGGTTGAGAAGTTATATGAATCTTTAAAGAGTAGACTCTATCATAATAGAGATAGAGTATTGGGTTTATTTGCAGATAATGAAAGATGGATAGAGGAATTATATGAAAAGCGCTAATATTGGATTTATAGGTTTGGGCAAATTAGGTATGCCTTGTGCCGAAGTTATATCACAAAAGGGACATGATGTTGTTGGATACGATAAGAAAAGAGTTCAGAGTGATAGTGTAAAAATTGTTCTCAGTATTGAGGAAGTGTGTAAGGAAAGTGACATTGTATTCGTAGCTGTTCCTACTCCACATGATGAGTTATATGATGGGAAATTACCCACTTCTCATTTAGAACCAAGAGATTTTGATTATAAAATTGTTACCGATGTCATCGCAGAGTGTGATAAACACATGACTCGTGATCAGATACTTGTTCTCATTAGCACCGTATTGCCTGGCACCGTCAGATATAATATCGCACCAGATATTCAGAATACTAGGTTTGTATATAATCCTTATTTAATTGCCATGGGAACTGTTGCTTGGGATATGGTAAATCCTGAGATGGTAATGATTGGAACTTTTGATGGTGAACAGTCAGCAGAAGCTTTTGAGTTGCAATATTTTTATGAAGGTATCATGGAAAACAAACCTAGATATGTCATAGGGACTTGGGATGAGTGCGAATGTATCAAAGTATTTTACAACACATTCATTAGCACCAAGATTGGTCTTGTTAACATGATACAAGACGTATCAGAAAAACAAGGTTATATTGATGTCGATGTCGTTACAGATGCACTGAAGGACAGTACCCAAAGAATTATGGGGCCTTCTTACATGAAGGCTGGTATGGGAGATGGTGGTGCATGTCACCCAAGAGATAATATTGCTCTTAGGTACATGGCGAAAGAATTGAAACTTGGATATGACTTGTTCGATGCAGTTATGACATCACGCGAGGCTCAAGCAAAAAACCTCGCCGAGAAAGCTTTAGAGTTTGGTAATAAAATACACTTCACTTCCGATTCATACAAACCGAAAGTCCAATATACGAATGGTAGCTATAGTCTGTTGGTACAATACTATGTGTTAGAACTTGGTGGAGAATTGGCAGAATTGAATAAATCAGATGTAGTATTTAAGGTTCACGAATGTGATGATTTATCTGCTTTGGAAAAATTAAAAAAGAAGAGAATGATTATAGACCCATGGCGGACTCATAAAAGTTCAAATCACGAGGTGTATCACTACGGCAACACTAGGCGTAGAAGTGATTAAAAAGATTTTTCCGAAGATAAAGGATGGATATATCGGTTATGATGCACATTTTTCTTCTAAACATCTTTTTTCAGATAATCCAGATTTCCGAGGACTATTCAATAGGACAGGGTATAATCACGATTATGAATTTGAGGTAGATTATCAATTTAATGAGTATGGACATCGTTCAGAGGCGTTGATTGGAGGACAAAACCACTTTCTAGTTATAGGTGGTTCGCAAACATTTGGATTAGGAGTTCCTATTGAAAAAACGTATCCAGACATTATTGGACAGTATTTGGGGCTGGATTATTATAATCTTAGTTTGCCTATCGCCTCAAATGATGTTAATATATTTAATCTTATCTGGTACTTATCCAGACGAATACCTCTATTTGTTATTTGGGAATGGACATTCGACTCACGGAATTCTCTTATATTAGAAGATGATACTGTTTTGCCTCTTCAAGCTATGATGGTGGAAAATCAAGAAAAAGAATTTAATATAGGTGGTTTGACTCAATTCTTTACATCAGCCGATGAGGTGGGTTATAATAAAAGTCGTAGAATGATGTATGAAGGGATTTTAAATAATCTAGTACCAAAGAAGATTGAATTAACTGGTAGTGATATAAGATATAAAGATGTTAGTCGTGATGGAGAACACTGGGGTGTTAATACACACATTGCTCTTGCATTTGATTTGATGGGAGAACACAACCTTGAAAGATATTCTAATAGTAGGGGATAGTTTTTCTGCTGATTGGACGGTAAAGTATCCCGAGCGCAAAGGTTGGGTGAATACATTGGCTGATAAACATAATGTGGTCAATCTTTCACAAGCTGGTTGTAGTCAATATGCAATACTCAAACAGTTAGAAACAATAGAGACTTTTCTTGATTTCGATGCTGTCCTTGTTTCACACACCAGCCCATATCGTGTTTATGTTGAACATCATCCCATACATGATGGCGATTCGTTACATGGAAACGCTGATTTAATATATTCAGATATTCAGAATGCCGCCAAGACTGATTCGTCATTGTTGCCTCTAAAAGAGTATATGGAGAAGTACATGTCTTTAGAATATCAGCTCGATATCTATGATATGATATGTGATAGGATAGAACAGTTATTGTTTATGAATCGCAGAGGGTTGAATATTATTCATATGACTCATTTGGAATGGATAGGTAGATGGAAGTTTGATAATTTGGAAGACTTTAGTAGTTCTATATGGAAGAAACATCGTGGTGATATAAATCACTACACCGAAGAAGGCAATGATTTAGTTTTAGAAGCCATAAATAAAAGGATTGATAACCCAAGGTATTAAGATGAAAAAAATTTGGAATAAAATAAAAGAGAAATGGTATGGTTGGAAAGAAAGACGCCGTATCAAAAAGAAAATGAAAGAAATACAAAAGAGAGACCCATTCATATATGATTAGGTGGGGTATTAGTGCTGGAACACATGATGCGTCTTTGTGTGTAGTTGATGACAATATAATTCCAGCCCTTAGAGATAATATATTGTTTGCTTCTCACAGTGAACGGTTTAGTGGCAGGAAAAATGACAAAGACCTAAACTGGTCTTTACTAGCATACGCTGAAGAATTTGGAAAACCAGATATAGTGCATTGGTATGAGAGTCCATTTAAAAAATGGTTGAGAAAAATATACGCTAGACAATCTAATCCTTGGTTAAACCCCAAAAAATATCTACTCAACTACGATATTGATGTACCTGTCAAATATTCTAATCACCACGAATCTCATGCAGCCGCTGGATACTATACTTCACCATTTGACGAATCTGCTATATTAGTTGTTGATGCTATTGGAGAGTGGAAGACAATTTCTATATGGCAAGATATGAAACTTCTGTGGTCTGAGAACTATCCAACATCTTTGGGATTGTTTTATTCTGCCATGACAGATAGAGTTGGATTGAAACCAAATGAGGATGAATACATTCTTATGGGCATGTCTGCTTATGGTGACCCAGATAGATTTTATAATGAGTTGCTAGAAATGTCTGTTTATCCGTATTCCAACTTTCACAAAGGTTGTAGGTGGTGGAAACCAAATCTTAAAGAAAGTGATTACTTTGACATTGCTGCCGCTACACAGAAAGTTTATGAAACACATTTCAAGGGGTTGTTAGAAAAAACCAAAAGACTTACTAGTTCTAACAATTTAGTTTTTATGGGTGGGTGTGCCCTCAATTGTCTCGCAAATAGACACATAGACAAGTATTTCGATGCACATTGGATAATGCCAAACCCAGGCGATGCTGGGTCTAGTCTTGGTGCTATTGTTGCTAAAACTAGGAAAAAAGTAAATTGGAAAACCCCCTATCTTGGTTTTGAAATAACAGGTCATTATCCTTGGGAACAAGCTCTTAGAGTTTTGTTGAAGGACGGTATAGTAGGTATTGCTTCTGGCCGTGCTGAATTTGGGCCTCGTGCTTTGGGTAATCGCAGTTTACTCGCAGACCCTAGTAACCCAAAGATGAAGGATATTGTTAACAAAATTAAGAAACGTCAGGAGTTCAGACCATTTGCTCCAGTTATCAGACAAGAAGATGTTTCAAGATACTTTGATGTTTCACATGACTTTGCTTCACCTTACATGCAACACGTTGTTAAATGCCGTACCCCAAATATCTATCCATCTATCGTACATGAAGATGGCACTAGCAGAGTCCAGACAGTAACTAAGTTTGAACATATCGGATTATATGACCTTCTTACATCTTGGTACGATAAAACAGGTTGTCCCATGTTATTGAACACCAGTTTGAATATCAAAGGCAACCCCATAGTCAATGATAGACACGATGCATTGAATTTTGAAAGGAAGTATGGGGTCACGGTATGTGGAAGGTAGAAGGCATACAGAGATTATTTTTTTATGGTTGTTCTTTTACTGCTGGTGCGGAATTGTTTGATGACATAGAACTTTGCAGAAATCATGCTTGGCCTGCTACAGTATGTAAAGAACTGGGTATTAAGTTAGTAAACAGAGCTAGTGGTGGTAACGGTATTGATAGAATGAAGTCTCAGTTTTTGAGAGATGTAGTTGATGGTGAATTTCAACCGTCAGATGGTGTTGTCATAGGTTCTACTATGATATGGAGAGAAATGCATTTTCATTCAGTGTGGCCACCGCATATGGAACATAAAAATGATATGAACAAAGGAGACTCTTGGAGTGAGGATATTGCTCATAGATACTTCAGAGTGAATAAAAATTCTAAGTTTGCTGACAAATATTCAGAACTAAAAAATACATATTACTTCATACACAATTATTGGAATGCTTTACATGACATCTTTCTCATATCAAACGAACAAAATATCCCCATTTGGTTTGTTCCCTCATTGGAACCCATAAGTTTAGACCACACATTTTCTCCTATAACGGAAAAGTTTTACGGAAAAAAATATAATCCAGACATACAATTTCTTAAAAAACATATTGACACCTATGAATTTGTCGAAAATTTAAGATATATAGAGAAGAAATTAGATAAGTATATTGTAGATACTACATGTTTGGCAGACCCAACGATAAATGTTGACCCTATGCCAAGAGGACATCCCAACATGAAAGTACATGAAATGTTTGGAAAACACATATCTGAGATTTTAAGGAACTAAAAATGGGAAACGTGATAAAATTCCCGAAAAAAATGAGAAAACAAGAACAAACTGGATATAGGATAAACCTCTATACAGAGGAAGACATATTAGTGGTTCTGACCTGTCTTAACTTAACCGATGATTTGGACGATGATAAGAAGTGGATTAGGAAGGATTTGAGAACACTAGAACCAGAGTTTGTAATAAACAAACTTGATATATGCCTTGATAGTCCTATCCTATCAGATTCTTTTAAGAGGGAAATAAAACGAATTATTTCTTCTGTGGAAGTTCTTCCATTATCTGTTTTGTACGCCTCATTTTAGATAAATAAAAGTGATGGTAAAACACTTAGAAGAAAATTTACTTCATATTCACGGTATTCTTCCGTGGACGATAACCAACTACACTTTAAAATAAGGGGAGACAATATAGCCTGAAATTTGTCATGTGATTATCCATTCACTAACCAAAGGACAACAAACTATGCCTAGGAAAAAATCTGCACTTCATCTAGTGGACGAACAAACTCAATCCAAACCAGTATCAAATGGTTGCAAAATGAGAATCGAAGACTTGATAACAGTAGATGCTATGACCGAAACACAGGGTCAATTCTTTTCACAATATTCTTCGGGCGCACAGGCAATGTTACTGCATGGGGCAGCAGGAACAGGAAAAACATTCATTGCGGTGTACAAGGCCTTAGAAGAAGCACTCCAACGAGGGGGATTAAAACAAAAAGTTGTCATTGTAAGGTCGGCAGTTCCGTCAAGAGATATCGGATACTTGCCGGGCGATGAAGTTGACAAGTCAGAAGTCTACATGTCGCCATATATCTCAATGTGCAATGAACTATTCCCAGAAAAACAAAATCCATTTGGAAGATTAGTCGAACAAAAGTTCCTTTCTTTCATGCTTACATCGTTTGTTAGAGGTATTACACTTGATAATTCTTTGATTATTGTCGATGAGTGCCAGAATATGAACGATATGGAGCTAAATTCCATCATTACCAGAGTCGGACATAATAGTAAAATCATATTGTGCGGAGACTTTAGGCAAACAGACTTGTATAAAAGAGGAGATATGTCTGGATTGCAAAAATTCATGGTAATTGCTGAAAATATGCCATCTTTTAAGATAATTGAGTTCACAACTGATGATATCGTGAGAGGTGACCTTGTAAAAGAGTATCTTTTGGCAAAAATACAGTATGAGGACACTGTAGCCGCTTGACAGTAGCCCTAAAAATAGGGTATAATTATAGTATTAAATAGAAAAGTAGTATATTATGTTTACACATGTTGAAAAACACGAATTCCCTAACCTAAAAAGGGAGATTCACGAGGGGAAAAGAGTCTACACAACGGAGAACGGTGACAGATACCCCTCTGTCACCACCGTTTTGGGATATAAGACCAAACCCGCCATAAAAGCATGGCGAAAGAAGGTCGGAGAACAGACAGCGAACAAAATAAGCCGCCAGGCTTCTGTTCGTGGGACTAAAGTTCACACCCTCTGCGAAGACTACATCAACAATGAAGAGTCTAACACCGATAAAATTACCTTTGTTGAAGAAAATATCTTCAATCGGATGAAGACCTACATCGATAGGATTGATAATGTTCACTGTTTAGAACAATTCTTGTTCAGTGAACACCTTAGATTGGCTGGTCAAGTTGACTGCATCGCTGAATTTGATGGTAGACTGTCGATTATAGATTTCAAAACTTCCGCTAAACTCAAAAGAAAATCATACATTAAGAATTATTTCGCTCAATGTTCTGCTTATGCTGTAATGTTTGAAGAAAGAACAGGTGTTCCTGTTGACCAAACTGTAATTATAATTGGTGTCCAAGATGAGGAACCGCAACTATTTGTTGAAAAACGTGATAATTACACAGATTATTTGCTGGAATGTAGAGATTTGTATGAAGATCATCATTGACATCTGCTGCCTAGTGTGGTATTATAAATACATAATCGGTCGTTGAAGTGGACTGAAAGGTTGTAGGACGGGAGTGCGATTCTCCCCACCTCCACCATAAGGCCATCCATTGTGGGTGGTTTTATGATGGGGGTGAACAGGTTCGACTGCGATTGTATAGGACAAACCGAGACTGATTGACTGGCAAAGAGCCACCAATATAAACGCAAACGATGACGTTTATCTCCTAGCTGCTTAAGTTAGGCGGGGTATGGGTTCCACCTTGTTATCCAACGGGCCTCTTACAATAGAAAGGAGAAATCGAATGGATGTCCCAGAGATTTTAACTTATGTAATTGGAAGTTTGTTATTACTAGTCCCAACGACTAGTGATCCGATGCCACATCTACAAGAAGTTGTGGTAGAGGCTGAAAAAAGAGTAATTTTGGATGAGCGTGATGTTGCTTGTTTATCCAAGAATATTTATTTTGAAGCTCGTGGTGAGGACACTGAAGGGCAGATTGCGGTAGCGCATGTCACCTTGAACAGAGTTGAACACAAAAACTTCCCGAATACTATTTGTGACGTTGTTCATCAAGCAAAAGTGTGGGGTGGGCATCCTGTCAGATATAAATGCCAGTTCTCTTGGTATTGTGATGGCAAGTCTGATGAGATACACGATTGGCGTTCTTATCGTGCAATAACCGAAGTCGCTATGAGGGTGTTGTTGGGTGATATTAAAGATAACACAGGCGGTTCGACATTCTATCATGCAAATTATGTCAAACCAGATTGGTCTAACCACATGGCAGTTGCGGTGATACACGATAAACACATATTCTACAGGATGCGTTAGTGTCAACACACAATTTTATAGTTACTGGTGGATGCGGATTCATAGGGTCTCACTTAGTTGAGGCTTTAGTTCTCCATGACCAGAATGTTTTGGTAGTTGATGATATGTCGAGAGGCAAACATCTCTGTGAACATAAACGTGTGAAATATTTACATCAAGAGGTTCAGAAGGTTATTCCCTCTGGAACTTTTGATGCTATTTTTCATTTAGCTGCCACTCCTAGAATTAGGTTGTCACAAGAACACCCATACCACACGATATCTAATAACATTAGTTCTACCACCGCCGTCTGTGAATGGGCTAGGAGAATGGATATACCACTGTTTTTTGCTGCCTCTTCTAGTACACAGTTTATTGATAGGATGCAAAATCCTTACACTTTTAGTAAAGATGTTTGTGATGATATATTAGAATTGTATAGAAAACTGTATGGTATTAAGTATCATGTGTTGCATTTTTATAACGTGTATGGCCCTAGAGAAGCGGATTACTCCCAATATAGTACGGTGATTAGGTCTTTTAAAAAATGCATAGAAAAAAACGAACCGCTTCGTATATTTGGTAGCGGGAAAAAAGAACGAGACTTTACACACGTTTTTGATGTTATAGATGGCATTATGAAACTACTCACAGAGAAGAGAAAACCACAAGACATTCATTTGGGTTCTGGCGATCCAAGGAGTATAAGTGAAATCGCTGATGCTTTTGACCATCCTGTGATTTACGAATTTGATAGAAGGGGTGAGGCAGATAGAACTATTTGTGATGAGCCCTACATCGAACCAGAGTATGATGTTGTTCAATACTGTAAAGAGTGGAAGAATAATTTTCTTTTGGAAAAGACAATGAAAAAAACTGAGCAAGAATTTAAGGAAATAGAGGAAAGACATGCCAAAATTGATAGTAGATAATGATATGCCTGTTGAAGAACAACAGACAGACCAATTTTTGATAACCAAGGAGTTTTCTACTTCTACTGAATTTTCACAATTCATAGAAAGGAAAGCTAATGATGGTGCTGGTTTTATTGATGTTCTCGTGGATTACTGTACCAGAAAAGAGATTGAGATTGAAAGTATTAAAAAACTTCTCACCCCATCTCTGAGGGAAAAGATAAAGGTTGAAGCACAAGACTTGAATCTCTTGAAAGAAAAGAAAGGCGCTAAACTGCCAATATGATTGAACCATTTGAGGTCTATAAATTATACCTCGCAGTCAAATTGCACTTCACTAAAAAAGACTATGATATTATAAAGTATCGTGGCAAAGTGAGAATAAAAGAAGAAACCTACAAAAAAAGAAAAGATTTGGTTTCTATCAAAAAGTTGGCAAGAGACTATGATAGAGAAGAGGTAGTTAATTTCCTAGTGGCAAATTTTGTCTCTGGTGAAAGATGGGGTGGTCTATTCGATACAGATGCGGCCCGTAGATATAAAGAATGGACGGTTCGTAAGAATCAAAGAGAATACAGGTTCCAACAAGATGTATCTAAAATACTTCTAGAAATGGAAACCAAAAATATTACCAATCCTTTTATTGAAAAAAATGGCGAACACCCCTTGACATTTAGGTTGTTTTTTGGTAATATAGTAAGTATTGAATCAGTTGTTATTTTAGATAAGATTTATAACTGGTGCGAACAACTGGATGATATTTTACTTGATGATACTGTTCTACTAGTCAAGAAATATCGCCCTTTTGTAAAAGTAACAGATAATATGAAATCTGTTGTAAACCCACTTAACGATGTGTTATAAATAGAAGGTATGCATCAATGAGTAGTAAGAACGCCTCTCGTGAAAATCGAGGACGCCGTATGAGGAGAGTTCCTAGTGATGATAGAACTAGGCTTGACAAGTACAAACATCTCGTGTATAATGAAGATGTATATGATAGTGAGGAATTCTTAGAAGACCTCGCTGCAAAAAGTAGAATACAACGCAAACCAAAAGACACTGTATAAAGGAGAAATATATGTCGTTTAATTCAATTTCTGATCTTAGAAAATCTCGTGGCAACATTGATACACTACTTGCACAAGTAGAGAAAATGTCTGCTACTACTACCACCGAAAGTAAAGACGAAGGCAAGGAGTGGAAACTCCAAGTTGACCAAGCAGGCAACGGTTCTGCCATCATTCGTTTTTTGCCCGCTCCCAAGGGAGAGGATATGCCATGGTCTCGTATTTGGACTCATGGTTTCCAAGGGCCTACTGGAAAGTGGTATATTGAAAATTCTTTGACCACTCTTAACCAACCTGACCCAGTTTCAGAACTGAACACTCAGTTATGGAATACTGGTGCGGAAGCAGACAAGGACACTGCTCGTAAGCAGAAACGCCGACTGTCTTATTACTCAAACATTCTTGTTGTGAGTGACCCCACCAACCCAGAAAACGAAGGTAAAGTTTTCTTGTTTAGGTATGGTAAGAAAATCTTTGATATGGTTCAAGATCAACTTAAACCTGAGTTTCCAAATCAAGACCCAGTAAATCCTTTCGATTTTTGGGATGGTGTTGACTTTGCACTCGTTGCTAGAAACGTGGCTGGATATCGTAACTACGATAAGTCTAAGTTCGCAAGTACGACTCGTGCTGTTGCCGAGTCTGACGAGGGCATTGAAGCAATCTGGGAACAACAACACTCACTTGCTGAGATTGTTGCACCAGACCAATTCAAGTCTTATGATGAGTTGAAATCAAAACTCAATTTGGTTCTGAAAGGTGCTGTTGTATCGGTATCATCTCAAACTGATGACTTGGAAGATGACGCTTTCGTCAAGGAAGCATCTTCTGCTCCAGAAGTCACCATCACTGGTGGTGCATCAACTGATGATGGCGATGCCATGTCTTATTTTGCCAAGTTGGCAGATGAGGATTAGTAACTAACTCAGTTACATACTCAGGGCGCCATAAATAGTGGCGCCCTTTTTTTATCTACAGTATTTTAATGCATGGTTTAATTTTTGGTGGACAGCTTGAAGATCTGGGGTTGGAGTTTGACCCATCTCTAGTCAGTATTCGTAGGTCATCTGGTGGTCACAAAATTGCCACTTTTCTTAGAAGACATGATTACGATATTGATGTCGTTGACTATGTTCACAGGTGGGACATAGAACAACTAAAAGCGTACATTGAATCTAAAGTAACAGACAAGTGTTTATTCTTTGGATTTGGTTCCACGTTCTTTCTAAATACTCCCACGGTTCTTTCTCTCTGTAAATGGTTGAAGGAGAGGTATCCTCACATCCCCCTTGTTGCTGGTAGTCAAAACCATTCCATGATGGAACTGGAGATGGATTGGTATATCTACGGATACGGAGAAAACGCGATATTAGCCCTCTTAGACCACTTTAGAGGGGGGCCAGAACCGATTCATATGAATCGTATGATAAACTGTTACGTTAATTATAAATCGTTCCCACAGGACGATTTGACTGTCTCATATCAAGAAGATGACTTCATACAACCCAGAGAGATACTTTTACTTGAGTTTGCTCGTGGGTGTAAATTCAAATGTAAGTTCTGTAGTTTTCCTGTCCTTGGTGTCAAGGGTGATTACTCGCGTACGGCAGAAAGTGTCTACGATGAGATGTTACGCAACTATGATTTGTTTGGTACAGAACACTATATCGTCTTAGATGAAACATTCAATGATAGTTCACAGAAGATTGAGAAGTTTGCCAATGCAATAGAAAAATTACCCTTTACACCTAAGATGACTGCTTACATTCGTGCTGATTTAATAACCAGTAAGAAACAAGATTGGGACAACCTTATCAAGATGGGCATCACTTCACATTTCTATGGTGTTGAAAGTATGAACCATGAATCTGCGAAGTCCATTGGCAAAGGCATGGATAGTGGTAGAATACAAGAAGGACTGTTGGAAGTAGATGAATATTTTAGAAAGAATGCTGGGTTCTATAAGGGACACATATCTCTTATAGCAGGCCTCCCACATGAGACCATCGATACACTGAGAGAAACTGGCCAATGGTTATCTAACTATTGGAATCAAAACAGTTACCATATGAATGTGTTGATGATAAAAGATTTGGAAAGGAATACCGAGACTCTTAATCACAATTCTGAGTTTGATAAGAGGTGGTTTGATTATGGATATCGCCGTGAGATTATTCCACTGGATGATATTGATTGGTCAAAGAGTAGGAATCCATATTACAAAGGGTTGTACGATTATGTGAAGTCTACTGGATATTATCTATTCTGGAGAAACGAACACACCACATTACACGAGGTGATGCGGTTTTGCGCTGAAGAGTTTAGTGAATATCAGGCAAAGAATCTTATTGACCCATTTATGTATGACAAGTTTTTTATTGACCCAGATGTAAAGTGGGAAGACTTTGCTAATAAGATTCACATGGAGAGAAGAACAGAACACGTTCTTAATCATATTGATAGTTACATTGAGAAGAAAATTAGTACGGCCCTAGTGTAGTTCTAAAGTTTCTGCCAATCATCGCTTGTTCAATGACATCAAGTTGATTGGGCCCAATATGCATAATTTGGCCTTGATTATTGCCGCCATTTGTCGTTGTACTGTTATCAACAATATTATTGACCGTTGCTGGTTGGTCTTGTTTTGAAGCTTCCGTGGTAGCAGTTTCTATGTCATCGCTACCCGATACTAATTGAGAGGCGCTATCTGCCAAGGAAGCACCAGCATCAATTGCTTTGTCTATGAGTCCCGGCTCTGGAGTGTACCCTGACGCTTCTGCAAGGTTGTCAAGGATTGCTTGTGATTCGGGGTCTAAACTCATTAGTTCTTCAGTAGCCTTTGTGGCGGCAGAGTCACCTAGTTTAGAACCTACTATACTACCTGTTGCACCAGCGCCAATTACTGTTAATGCATAAGCCAACACGCCGAATGGCCCAGCGGCCAACATTGGGGAAGCAGCTGCAGCTGTTGCTTTTGCCGCACCCAGACCACCCAGAAAAGCACCAGTACCTCTTCCAACAGACCCAGCTCGGTTTGCAAACATGGCATCTTGCGCTTTATCGAAGTCCTCTTGTGAAATATCTCCTCGTTTAAATGCTGCCTCAATAGCTTTAAGTTTGTCCTCATTTTCTTTGAAATCAGCCCCTGTCTCGTATATAGCAGCTGCTGGGGCCACTACTTTAGCGGCTGTTTTTAATGTTCCTTTTGCTCCCTCTTTTACCACATCACCTGTTCTTTGCGCCAACGTCCTAGCACCCGCTTCTGTCGTTTCTTCAATCACTTCAGCGGTTGCTTGTTTTGCACTGCCCTTGAGAATTTTTTCCGCATCAGCAGTCTTCATAAATCGCCGGTTAGGATCATTCATGTCTTGATATCGATTTGCAGCTGCATTAAACACAGGTCGGGGCCCGCCTGATGGTCTTCCTGTTGTATCGATAGTAGGTTTTGTCGCAACTGATGGTCTTGCTGTTGGTGTAGGTTTTACTGGGGGTTTTAGTGCCGTTGTATTTTTTGTTAATGCTTCTTGCAGACCCTTCATTGCGCCAGTGATTTCTGCACCAAACTCTTCAAAAACATTTTCAGTTTTTTCTAGCCAGCCAGGTTCTTTGTCCTCTTTGCCCTCAATCTCGCCTTCCTTTTTGTCTGAACCAGCCAGTCCTAAGAGAGCAGCCCCTGCCAATCCTATACCAGCAGCTTTGGGTGCAAGTCGATTGTTTCCAAACATGGATTCCATTGCGTTAGAGTTCATGGGCATTGCTGATGATGCACCAGTTCCAGTACCCAAAGTGGAAGTGTTCACCCTAATATCTACCAGAACTCTTTCTATGTCTTGAAGTTGTCTTACTACAGGGTCAGAACTATCTGCATCTGATAATACGGATGTTGCTCCGGCTGCGGAAGTCATTGGTGTGGCAGCAGAAGAAAATCCAGCACCCCCACTTGCAGCTGCAAGAGGGCCTTGGTTACCCATAGTAATTCCAGACCCGCCACCTTGAGAAGCTAAACCAGCTGCACCACCGCCAATTGCTCCAAGGCCAGCAACTCCAACACCCTTTGCAGCACCTTTGCCGAATCGTAGGGCGCCTCTCCCGCCTCCCATTAGCATTCGCCCGCCGAAACTTAGTAATGGTAACGCCATTATTGATTCCCCTTTATCTTATCCGCCTTCTTTTTGAGGTGTTGTATAAGCATTGAAATGTATACCGTCCTCTCCCATGGCATCAAACTTTCTATTTCTGTTAAACTGTATTTATGTTCTTGCATCATTAAAAAGTTCGATTTATAAAAATTTTGCATGTTTTCATGGAAGAGGCTTATACGAAAAAATCCAGATACCCATTCATATAAATTTGGTTCTGGGTTTCGCAATGTGGACATTTAAACGAAATTTCATTTTCCACAACTGGCATACTTTCAAAAAACCTTTTTAGTATTTCAAATTGACCACTGGTCATGTTGTCGATAAACTCTATTCTGTCCTCTATTGATATGTCTTCTCCAGAGACAGTTTCATCTGCCATGTGAAGAGTTTCCATACACTGAGCTGCGACATTATAGAGTTCTGCCTGATTATTTGCACCAGCGATTTCGGACAATTCTTTTGCAGTGGGATACCGCATCTCAATAGTAAGTTTGTCGTTTATCTTACATATCGGGTCATGTTCCTCAAATGTTTTTAATTGAAACGTGTCGAGTGAGATATCCGTTTCAATTGATTTACCACATTCCTCATTACCGCATTTAAACCTTGCGGCTATCTTATCTGATACAGATATTTTTCGTAACTCAATGAAAACCTTCTGCATGTCAAAGATAGGCAGTGATTCACCATCCACCTTCCCGAAAGAACAATTTGTAATTATTTGTTGAGTCGCTTTTATCATGTCGGATTCTTCACCCGACTCAGCTGCTAATACTAATAATTTTTCTTCTTTTACTAGGAAGGGTCTGAATGGAAACTCGCCTTTCAATGTATGAACATGGATATCAATTAACGGATACTCCGTCATTGGTAAAGCCATAATTTACTCCATTATTAAGTGTCAAATATTTTGTCTAGTCTGTCGTTGATACTGTCTTTGATAGCACCATTGATAGCGCCTTTGAGTCCACCGTTTCTGAAATTCAGTAGGTCAAATATATTCGGGTCTCCACCAACGACTCTGGATTCCCAATGTCTAAATGCAAATGTCACGGCAACTCTTACTATGCCATCTCCACCCTGTGCCATGGGTGTGATATTAAGAAGTCTTGGAAAGGCGTCATAGAATTTCCACCTACCTGTTCTGTTATCTTCTCTATCCAAAGCGTGCATGTCTATTTGTCCCACCATGTCATCATAGAAAGCTACTTCTTTTGACCTTGGGTCTGCCTGAATACGCCCCATCCATTCTTCAAAGTAAGTTCTCACATCCCATGTATCATCACAGTAAAAAGTGAATGCTGCTGTTTCACCGAAATACTCTATACCATGAACCCTGTTTTCTGTCCAAGGGCCTATGGGTGTTGCTGTCCATTTGGTTTGTAGGCCAGGCACTTGTGCCTCTTCTACTAATAGAGATACTTTTCTATCGTCCGTAAATCTGAGTGGACTTGTTAAGACAATCTCAAAACGATTTGCTCTTGCTAGGTCTTGACCTTGAATCTGTCCTATAAAATCGTTTAACTTGAAATACGCCATTAGATCATGCTCCTAGAATCTGTGAACACTGTTCCCTTATTCACGTTGAAGTCTTCTACTGGTAAAAATATTGCAGCCTTCCAATCCTCTGGATTTATTTCAAAGAATCTAGATTTTAATCGGGAAGTCAAGTATCTTTTTACGCATGGTTGAACTTCTGGGAAATTCGATGCATTTTTAAGTAAGGCCCAGCTTAGTTTGAGTTGTGTCTCTGATGTTATAGCCACATCGTTATTTGTTTCTAATAATTTACCAAGAAGTCTTGCTCTTAACAAGTATGGCAAATAGTGTAGATTGATTCCCCAGAATCCATTACTGGTTGGTTCAAATGGTAGGCAAAGGGGGAACGCATCAAAGTAAGGCAATTTTTCTTTAAATTTTGCATCGTATCTAAAAAGATACATTGACCCAATATCTATTTTGCTCTGCTGTTTGCCAATGTTAGATGATATGGCAGATGAAGGTGTATTCACGTTTCTTGCCACGTTTCTAACTTGGTTCATATACCAGTTGTAGGATTTCCTACCCTGATTAGAATCTGCTCTTATTGTCTCAAATGGATTTGCCATGGGACTATTTATAACAGTTTGGAAGCCACCCATATTCATCGAAACTTAATCCAATCTTCATCGAACTGTAACAAAAATCACCCGTTTGGAGTGACTGCTGTGGATAAATAAAAGTATACAATATTAATTCACAAGCACTAAGGTATTGAAACATGAAAAAGTTTCTGATGATCATATTATTATTCATTTGTCCAACTCTGGCCATAGCAAATCCCTACCTCTACTACGACAGAAATCAACTCCCCCAACTAAATCAAGAAATCCTAGAACAATCACAATTTGAATTTACTGCAACAG